TCATTAACTTCGGTTCGCTCCCGGTACCTAGGTTTTATAAATTTTTTTACCGGTATATACCTAGTCACGGGCCAGAGGAGTGTTTATTTTGAAACCGGTTAAACCCACAGATTCTTTGCACCTTCGGTTGAAACCTGGTGCCAAACTTAATGCCAGTGATGCCAAGTCCAGGCTCCTAGAATTGATCCAGGCTGGTTTCTCAGTTGAGGATGCTTGCAGCGCAGTTGGCAAGTCTAGTAAAACTTTTTATTATTACACCGAGTCTGATCCTGATTTTAAGAAACAGGTTCAGCTGGTTAGGGCCTTGAAGGCCCGTGATGGTCATATATCTGATGAAGATAGGGCTATGACGTTTCGTGACTTCCGTAAGGAGTTCATGAAGTCTGAGACTTTCCCTCATCAGCAAAATATTATTGATTTGATTGAAAACAAGGAACTGTCTTGGGTTCATCCTTCTATGATGTTTGAGAAGGGTATTGACCAGTATGTTTTGGTGAATATGCCACCAGAGCATGCTAAGTCTATGACGGTGTCTATTGACTACATCACTTATCGTATTTGTGTTGACCCAACTGTTCGTATTAAGGTTGTGTCCAAGACACAGACGATGGCTAAAGAGTTTCTTTATGCTGTTAAGCAAAGATTGACTTCCCCATTTTATATTGACCTACAACGTAGGTATGCTCCTGCTGATGGCTTTAAGGCCACCTCAGATAAGTGGACGCAAGACGCGATTTATATTGAACGTGAGTCCGGCGAAAAAGATCCTACCCTTCAAGCTTTGGGTATTGGTGGACAAATCTACGGTGCCCGTGCTGATCTTATTATTCTTGATGACTGTGTGACTTTGTCTAATGCTGGTGAATACGATAAACAGATTAGATGGATTCAGCAAGAAGTTTTAACACGTATTGGTCCTACTGGTAAACTTCTTATTGTTGGTACCCGTGTTGACCCTATTGACATGTACCGAGAGTTACGTAATCCTGATAGGTATCCTGAAGGTAATAGTCCTTGGACTTATCTTGCGATGCCAGCTGTTTTGGAGTTTGATGAGAAACCTGAGAATTGGGTTACTTTGTGGCCTAAGTCTGATAGGCCTTGGCCTGGGGATCCTGTGGATCCTGATAAGAACGGCTTCTTCCCTAGATGGGATGGAACTAGATTAAAGCAACGCCGTAGCGTTTTAGATTCTAAAACATGGGCTATGGTTTATCAACAGCAAGATGTTGAATCTGAATCTGTTTTTGCACCCGAACTTGTTCGTGCCGCTGCTAATGGTATGAGAGGTTGTGGTCCCCTTGTTGCCGGTGCTCCTGGTTATCCTGCTGACACTACAGGCTTCTACACCGTTTGTGCTATGGACCCTGCTATGTCAGGTGACACCTTTACAGTTGCTGTTTCTGGTGATAGGAATACTAAACGTAGGTATCTTCTTGATGCTTCTCGTATGCCTGCACCAACTCCTCAACGTATCAGGGAAATAATTTTTCAGTGGACGGAAAGATATAAGCCTGCTGTTTGGGTTATTGAAAAAAATGCTTTCCAGCTATTTCTTACACAGGATGAAGAGATTAATGCTTTCTTACAATCACGGGGTATCAGACTTGTCCAACATTACACGGGCGCTAACAAGATGGATCTTGAATATGGCGTGGCTTCTCTTAATACTCTCTTTGGTACCTTTGGTCCTGATGGTAAACCTGCTAAGAATAATCTTATTGAGTTCCCTCGCGCCGAGTCAGAGGGCGTTAAAGCTCTTATTGAACAACTGATTACTTGGTCTCCTGGTACAAAGAATAAACAGGACGGTCCTATGGCTTTATGGTTTGCTGAAACCCAGTTAAGGGATTATGTAAACCAGCAAGGAAGTTATGGCAAGACTTGGGTTAGAAACCCTTTTGCTACACCAATTGATTTGGCTAAACGCCAAGTGGTGGATTTAGAAGAATATGCAAGGAAACAAAGACTGGCAAATGCTGGTTGGTATTAATTAACATTGGAGTCTAATGGCGCGTAGCATAGAAGATATTGCTAATGCCTATCAGCAACTAAAACAACGATACGCAAATCGTGATGCACGTTGGTCGGATGTTTTAGAAGTTCGTAAAGGTAACATAAATCAAGTTTTCCCAGGACTATTCCCAGCTGAATATCCTAAACCTATGGTGGCTAACTTTATTGACGTGGCCGCACGCGACATTGCTGAAGTAATTGCTCCTCTTCCTGCTATCAACTGCTCAGCAACTAACGCTGTATCAGACCGTGCACGTTCACGTGCTGACAAGCGCACAATGATTGCTGCTGGATACAGAGACACTTCACGTCTACAAGTTGAAATGTTTACTGGTGCTGATCGTTATATTACCTTTGGTGCTCTACCTTTTATTGTTGAAGCTGATTACGAAAACAATACCCCACGTATTCGTTTAGATAATCCTTTTAACTCATATCCTGAGTTTGATCGTTTTGGTCGCCTTCTTTCTTACACAAAACTTTACGTTAAAGCCGCGCAAGATCTTGTTAACGATTTTCCAGAATACGAATCAGTTATCCTTGGTAAGTTTGAACAACGTGGTTCTATGCGCCCAATCCAACTTGTGCGCTATATGGACAAAGACGAAACAGTTCTTTTCCTACCAGAGCGCGCAAACTACATTTTACAACGTGCTAAAAATCCTCTTGGTAAATTAAACGTTGTTCTTGCTGTAAGACCAGGTGTTGATTCTGATGAACAACAACGTGGACAATTTGACGATGTTCTATGGGTACAAGTCGCACGTGCCCGTTTTGCTACTTTACAACTTGAGGCGGCACAAAAATCTGTTCAGGCACCTTTTGCTTTGCCTTCAGATGTTAACGTCCTTGAAATGGGACCTGACGCAACTATACGTTCCGCATCTCCAGAAAAGATTCGCCGTGTTGATTTAAATGTGCCTCCTGGATTATTTACTGAATCAGCAATACTTGACCAAGAAATGCGCATGGGTTCACGTTACCCTGAAGGTCGCCAAGGCGTAAGCCAAGGCAGCATTGTTACTGGTCGTGGTGTTGAAGCCCTTATGGGTGGATTTGATACACAAGTTAAAACAGCGCAACAAGTTTTGGCTGAAGCGTTAAAACAAGTATTTGAACTTTGCTTTGAGATGGACGAAAAGCTTTTCGGTAACTACGAAAAGACGGTTCGCGGCGTTGACGCTGGCGCACCGTATGAAGTCACGTATACCCCTAAGAAAGACATTGATGGGGATTATACAGTTGACATCACCTATGGACTGATGGCCGGATTAAACCCCAACCAGGCTTTGGTATTCGGACTCCAAGCGCGCGGAGACCAATTGATTTCTCGCGACTTCCTCCGCCGTCAGATGCCGTGGGAAATAAACGTAACAATGGAAGAACAAAAGATTGAAATTGAAAAACTTCGTGATTCTTTAGTTGCAGCAGTTAGTGCATACGCTCAAGCAATTCCATCTCTTGCTACACAAGGTCAAGATCCTGGAGATATTTTAAGTCGTATTGCAACAGTAATAGCAGGTAGGCAAAAAGGTCAACCTATAGAGCAGGTAATCGCGGAAGCGTTTGCCCCTCAAGCACCGCCACCTTCTGCTGAGGCTGCAGTCACTGGTATGGAACAACCCGTCCCCGGTTCCTCAGGTATGGCTCCCTCCGGTGGTGCTTCAGGCTTATCGCCAACAACAGGTGGCCCAAGAGGCGTAATCCCTGGTCAAGTGGGACAAGGTGGACGACCAGCAATACAAAATCTTCTCGCCGGATTATCCGGTGGAGGAAACGCAATGCTAAGTTCTAGCGTTGCAAGAGCAATACCAGCCGGATAATCTAAGGAGATATATGAAATTCGGATCAGGAAAAAAACCAGCAAACCAAGGTTCAGCTGGAAAAGCATACGAACAACCAGTTAGAAAATCTGGTGTTCCAGCTGCTTCAAAGCCAGGTATGTCAAAGATAATGTTCTCTGCACAACCATCTGGTACACGTGGTGGTAAAGCACCAAAACACGCAAGTAAATAATTAATTAAATTTAAGGACGTATAAAATGGCAAGAGGTGGAATGAGACCAACTGCACCGCAAAACAATCCTATGAATGTTTCTGCACGTGGCGGTAATGGTCAAAGCGGAAACGCAGCACAAGCAGCCAAATACGTTCCAGGTCTCCCATACGGAGAAGGACAGGCTTTAATGCAAACGCAGCAAGCCGCTCCTTTGGCTGCGGCTCCGAGTATTGAACAATCAGGTATGCCTTCGGGCCTCGCATCAGCCGCAGCCTCACAACCAGTTATTCCTTTAAATGCACCATCACAACGTCCAGGAGAACCTGTAACGTTTGGTGCAGACGCAGGAGCTGGTGCAGGGATGGAAGCTTTAGGTTTATTTGATGCAGATCAAATAGCTAACGATAAATATCGTTCAGAAATTGCAATGTATATGCCAGCATTACTTCGCATTGCAGCAATGCCAACAACTTCACCTACCACTAGAGCTGTAATTAGAAAATTAAGGGACGCAGTTTGAGTTTTACAGAGCGCATAGAAACATTAGGTAAAAACCTTGGTGGTGCTGCTCTTGCCCCTTTCAAACTTGTTTGGGATATAGGCTCAGCCCCGTTTAATGACGAAGAAGAATTCAATGGCGTTGCCAATATTTTAAAAACATCTTTTGGCAACCTTGGTAAAAGTGTTGCACGCCCAATTGGTGATGTATTATCTGGTATTGATGCTGTTAATAGAACTTTTGTTCGTGAACCTTTAACTACACTTCTTTTAACCGGTTGGCAAACAAGCCCACTTGGTGAAGGTAAAGAAGATGTGGGTAAATTTTTTGACTACGATGTATGGAAAAAATCATGGGAAGCCCGTGATGAAGTATCTTTTGGTCAAGCTTTATCAGCAAACATATTTGGCAATAAAGTATTTCGCAACGCTTTTACAGAAGAAGGCACACCTTCACTTTTTAACGAATTTGATATCTTTAATAAAGAACAAAGAGATCAAGTCTTTAAAGAGTCAATGTTTGGAAAACTTTCTTCAGGATCATTTGATTTTACAGTACAAATATTAGGTGATTTAACAATTGTTGGTGGTAAAGCTGTTAAGGTAGCTCGCGCAGGCGAGTACGGAATTAACGCTTTAAATAACAACGCTGAACTAATATTAAAAGCAATTGATGATATTAAAGAAGCGCAAGCTGGTATTGGTACCGGTATTGATGTTAATAAGTATTCTAGAACACTTAAAGATTTTACAGAAAATGGCGTTGATTACGCTTTTGCTAGAGATTTAGTTAAATCATCTGATGATCCAACAACACTTGCATATTTACTTGGTCAATCAACTGATGAAAATCAAACAGCCTTAGTTCTTCGCATGGCTCTTGGCGATAAAGAAGCATTATTAGATTTTGAAAAACTACGTCCATCACAAGCTTACGCTTTTAAGAATTCAACTGGTCAACCAACAGCAACACAAAATGCTTTAATCACTCCAGATCCATCACCTAACGGAACAGGAAATGTTCCACTAGGCGAAAGAACTTCTGTTGTTGATGAAGTTAAAAGAGAATTTGACGATCTTGCAGCAAATGATGTTTACTTTCAAAAGTTTATTGGATTAGGTCGTGACGCTCAAGGCAATATAATTAACAAACCTATTTTAAGAAGAACTGTTGGAACAAACAGAGTTCAAGGTTTTGAAGATTTTCTAGCCAAAGGTCGTATATCAAAGTTTTATGATAAACCAGTTGGTCAAGCAACTGAAGATATTTATCAACCAACTAAAATGCACAGAGCATATAAAAAGATTACTTGGGCAGCAGACGAACGTCCTGCTGGTATGATTGATCTAAACGACACTCAATCTTATCAAGAATTTTCTGCAGCATTAACTAGAGCAATAAAAAACCTTGGTCCAGCAAAATACGATGACAAAGGTAAATTAATATCTGGTATGTCTGGTGATGAAGCAACAAAGTTTCTTGAAGACTTTGCAGCAGCAGCAGGTCCAGAACAACGTGCTTTAGTTATCTACGGTCTTGAAAGAGAAGTTTCTAAAAGAGCTGCTCAATTGTACAGAATAGATCAATCAAACATAGATAAGATCTACAAAAAGTACACCAATAATCGTTCAACTGCTTTAGCTAAATTTAAAGAACTTGGTTTTGGTATAGCTGAAGATGGAAGCGTACTTAAAGTACCTATTCTTGAATCACAAACTGAAAACTTTTTACCTATTATGGATTTTGATGTTTTGTTTACATCTTTAAAAAGAGATCAAAGAATAATTCAAGCACCTTTTGATTTTGCTTCAGGTCTTATTGATTTTGCAGATGTTTTAAATGATTTGTTTAAAGCTGGTACTTTGCTTCGTTTAGGTTATACTATGCGTAACGCATTTGAAGCACAACTACGTATCACTGCTGCATTTGGTCCATTAACAGCTTTAAAGTTCTTACCAGAAGGTGTAAAGAACTTTATTGAAAACTCTGGTCCACGTGGTAAACGAATGATTGATAACGTAAAAGGTTTACGTGCTGGAGAAAATAGATTTAAAAAAGCCAAAAGACTTAAAGAAGAATTAAATGCTTTTGGTCCAGAAGTTCGCAAAACACGCGAAGCCCTTGAGTCTGTTAATAAAAGAATTGATGATTTTAACAAAGGTCCAGAAATACCTCCATTTACTATGGAAGGTATTGATGCTAATGATATTGATGCCATTAAATTTGGCAACGAAGATACCTTGCAACGTATTGTTCGCAAACAACAAGAAGATATGTATAATGACCCACTCACAATAAAGGCAGCAGAAAATGAGTGGCAACAAACTTTAGCTGGCGGCGGCGACGAAATAAATAATATTGAAAAGCTTATTACCAACAAAATAGAATTAGCAACTTTTAGAAAAACTGGTGTATTCCCAGCGCATATTCTAAGAAAGTTTTGGAAAAAAGATAAATACGGTAATCCTGTTAAATTAAGAAAAGATGACCCGTTATTTGATTATACTATTGAAGATATTCAAACCATTTTATTCCCAGACCTGCAAGGTATTGGCAGAGTTGAAATGGGACCGGGTGAAATAGAACAAGCTATAACAAGCTTTACTAGATCTGGTAAAGGTGGTATAGAAGTATCTTGGTATCCATCACAAGCTAAAAAAGCAGAATTTATTGATGATTATATAAGTTACCAAGCTAGTCAAATTACAGCACAATCACTTAAAGAATCTGTTACTTATGCTGAACAACAACATGTTGCTAGATATTTAAACAACTGGCCTGAAAGTGATATTGATTTAATCGCTGAAAAGGAACAAATACAAGGGTATCTTGATTCTATAACAGAAAAATTTGATGAAATCAATAGTGAAATAACCAGATTAGAAGAAGTAAATAAACTTAAAACTATTGGTCAAGGTCAAGTTACAATACCAAGTAAGTTTAATCCTGAAAACTATTCTGTTGATGATGCTTTTGGTTCAAGAAATGCACAAATTTACAGACAAAAGGTTTCAAATAAAAGCACATATGAAAATATGGCAGCGAGTAACCCAAAATATATTGCCCGTAGAGTTGAAAATGAAGGTTATGGAGTTGTAACTCCAGATGCTCTCTATTACTACGAGGAATGGTCTAGAGTTCTTAACAACCAATTTGGTAATTCTAAGGTAGTAAAGTTTTTTCTTAACCAATATCAAAAGAATGGTAGAGATTGGGCTAAAGCTCAAAGAGAAACACAGGCTTGGTTATCAAATAGTTCTGAAGGACGTAAACTTCGCACTAAACTAAGCCCTCAAGCTTTTCAAAAAGGCGCAGATCTTGAAGGTTTACCAGGTCTTGGTTTAAGCAGAGGCGAAGTTGCTGATTATGTATCTGGCGTAACAAATATGGTACGCAGATATGTACCAGAAACAGCTGACAATGCTTTAATTGAACGCATTGCTAAAGGTGGAGTTGTTACTCCTACTGAAATGCGCTCATGGTATCCAGATCCAAATGTTAATCCCAATATTCACGGCAGAATTATTTCTGAAAACTTAACTAACAATATTGGTCAAACAATTAACAATGGTATTAATAAAGCTTTTCAAGCATTGGGTACACTGCCTGAAGATACTTGGGCAAGATATCCACTTTATATTTCTTTATACCGTAAAGAGTTAACTGAACGTTTTGCTTTAATGGAAAACCTTAAAGGTGCAGGTTTAACATCAGCTGAGCAAGAATTAGCTATGAAAGCTGCTCATGATTTTGCTTTACGTGAAGTTAATAGAACTTTGTTTACAGTTGTTCGCAGAAGCAACCTTGGTGGATCAACTGCTATTCGTTTAATGTCTCCTTTTTTCTCAGCACAAGAAAATGCTATTAAAACTTGGGCAAGACTTATCGGCAACAATCCAGCAATAGTAAATCGTGCTCAATTATTATGGACTGCACCTAACCGTGCTGGTCTTGTAACAGACCAAGAGGGTAATCAAATACCACCAGAGAACCTTGGTAATACAGGTGTTATCTGGATTGAAGTTCCTAAATCATTACAAAAACTTACTGGCTTTTCTTCATTAACTCAAATGGGTATTCCTAAGAGATCACTAGATGTTGTTCTTGGTGGTGGATTTGAAGTACCAATTGGTCCTTATGTTGGAATACCAGCATCTGAAATTGTTAAACGTAAACCAGAATTAGAACAATCACTCAAATGGGCTTTACCTTTTGGTCCTGAACGTAATGCTGTTCAAGCATTATTACCTGCTTGGGTTAAGCGTCAAATAACCAGAGCGCAAGGTCAAAACAACCCAGAATACGCACGCGCTTATCAACTTATTTGGACAACTGAACAACACAAAGCAAGAGCAAATGGGCAACCATATTTGTCAGCAAGTGAAATTCAAAAAAAGGTTGATGCCTATTACAACATGAGAACTGTTGCTAACTTAGTTCTTCCTTTTGCCCCACGTTTTGATACACCATATCGTATGTATATGGATAAATGGCGCGAATACCAAAGAACATTTGGTAAAGAAGCTGACGAGCAATTCTTAGAAAAATTTGGTGAAGAGTTCTTTGACTTTGCTATGAGTCTTTCACAAAACGTTGGTGGAGTTCAAGCATCAGTTGATGCAGTTAAGTCAATCAAAACAAACAAAGACCTTGTTGCAGATTTGTATTCTACTGAGCCTTCACTTATTGGTTTGGTTGTAAATAATCCTACAGGTTATGATTTTTCTCAAGCTGCTTACGAATGGGAATACGCTACACCTGTTGCACCTGGAACTAAACAAACATTTCGTGGTACTGCAGATCCTGTAGAAGTAGCACAACGTAATCAAGCAAAACTTGGTTGGATTCAATACCGTCAATTTATGTCAACCGAAATTGAACCAGTGCTTATGGCACGTGGTTTAAGTTCACTTCGTGATCGTAGAGCCAGAGACCTTAAAGGTCTTCGTGATGAAATGATTACTAAGTTGGCAAATGAAAACGTTGCTTGGTATGATGACTATCTTGATACTGATGGTTCTAAAACAAACCGAGTTATTCGTGGTTTAACAAGAATATTAAATGACGAAAACTTTATGCAAAACAATGCTGATAATCCTACTTGGAAATCAGTTGGTGCATATTTGGTTTTAAGAAATCAAGTTGCTAAGGAACTTGCAAAACGTAAAACTAAGACTTTGGGAGCAAAAGCTAACATTGAATTAGCTAAAGCTTTTGATGCAGCTGTTGGACGCTTAAAACAAGATGATATTGGATTTAGCGATCTTTATGACCGTTTCTTATCTCAAGATAAAGTTTATGACAAATATATTGGAAATGAATAATGGCTCAATATACTAGAGAAGAAATCATTGACATCTTAGTTGAAGCCGGTATACCTAATAAAGATATCCCTATTATGGTTGCCATTGCTTTAGCCGAGTCTAGAGGTAATTCTGATGCTATTGGTGATGAAAACCTTGTTGATAATAAATGGGATGAAAGCATTGGGTTATTTCAAATACGTAGTTTAAAGAACCCTAATGATCCAAGATTTAATAAAGCAGATAAACTAAGGATTAAAGACAAGTTATTTGACCCAGTTTACAATGCTAAAGTTGCTTATGAAATTAGTAAAAAAGGTAAGACTTGGAAAGACTGGACAACTTTTAACGAGGGAACCTATAAAGAATTTATGAGCACTGGTCCTTCTCGCTCAAACATTAGACTAGCCGGTGGCGGCATAAAAGGAAGAAGCAAACCAATAACTATGGCTGAAGAGAATATAACACCTGATAATCAATATGTAGGTCTTCCTGGTTATATTGATCCAAGGCAACAAAAAATTGAAAGTCAATTAAGCAAAGAACGTAAAAAATTAAGAGACCTTGAATCAGACTTTGAATTATTTGAAACATCTGTAACTCAAGCACAGGTTGATGCTCAAAAAGAAAAAGTAGACAATCTTGTAAAAGAAGCTAGAACTGTAAAAGAAAAAGCTGTAAAAGAACAAGGAATAAGACAACAAGAAGCTTCTAGAATAGATAACCTTGCTGATGCTGATGTTCAAATTAGAAGACTTGAAGAACAACTTCGTAGTGTAAAAACTACTGGCAGAATGCCTGTTGTTCCTAATCAAAAGGGGCCTTCTTCTCCTTTAACTAGAAAGTTTGTTGAAGATCTTGAATCTAAGATTGAAAACTTAAAAACACAAAGACAAAGTTTATTAAACAATGTAGAATCACAAGCAATTCAAAATGAAGCCAGTACAACTGAACCTACTGTTCCAGTTGCTGGTTCTGGTGGCTCTGCTGTAAAAGATACTGGCACAGTTCTCGGCGAAGTAATGAGTGATCTTGCTGTTGGTGACGGATCAACTGTAAATATTGGTCCTATTGCTGGTGTTGAAAAAGTAATCAGAGGACGTTTTGGTCAACCTATAACATTAAGACCTACCGAAACTGGTGTTATTGATACAGAAGCTGCAATTGGTCGTATAAATGTTCTTGGTCCAGAAGGCCAAAAGTTAAAAGAACAAATACGTCAAGTTATTATTCAAAATGGTGGTTCAAATCCTGACGATGCTACAATACAAAAATATTGGGCAGCAGCCGTTAAGAATACTGCAGCAGCTAATCAAACTGATCCTAATCAAACAGCTTTTGATACCTTGGCTTATATGGTTAAGGGTGGTGTTGGTGGAGATGGCACCGGACCAAGTTCTAAAGAAATTAAAAGCAAGCGCGAAGCAGTTAAACTTCTTGCAACACAACTAGGTGTTGTTTTAACAGATGATCAAATAAACGATCTTGGCTATCAATACGCTGCTGGTGAATTAGATTCAACTACCATTAGTCCACGTATTGCTAAAATTGGTAATATTGATTTTGCAATGGGCGAAGCAGCAAATACCATTTCTAAGTTAAAATCAACTGCGGCAGACTTTGGTGTTTCTTATGGTTCAGATTGGTTTACTCAATCAGCTAAAGATGTTTTGACTGGTGTTGTTGATGCTGACACATTAACTCAAGCAATTAAAGATTTATCCAAATCTCGCTACCCTACCCTTGCTAAGCAAATTGATGCAGGATATACAGTTAAACAAATAGCTTCACCTTATCTTCAATCTATGGCTAATACCCTTGAAATTAATCCTAACGATATTAGTTTAGATGACCCAACAATTAAGCAAGCTTTTACCAGTCTTAATTCTGAAGGTCAACCAATTACTAAACCTTTGTGGGAATTTGAAAAAGAACTTCGCAGAGATGAACGTTGGAGATTTACAAAGAACGCGCAACAAGACTTAATGGGAACGGCTCGTAAAGTTTTGTCTGACTTTGGATTGGTATACTAATGGCAACTGACTATAAAAAGAATGCTGAAGCGGCTAAAAAGGTTGTTTCCTCTTTACCTAAAGCTCAACAGGCTGCTGCACAAAAAGTTATTGCTCAGGCTGCTAAAACTGGTAAAGGTGTATCTAATAATGAGTTGGCATTTTTACAAGCTAATACTTCAAAACTTAATGCCAAAACTGACCCTAAAGCTTTTCTTGGTTCTCTTGAACAACGTCAAACATTTTTACAAAGTCAAGCAGCACCTACTCCAGATACTCCTGAGATTTCCGCTGAAGAAGCAGCAAGACGTGCAGCTCAAGAAATTGAAGCAGCACGTGTTCAAACACAGCGCACTGATTGGACTGAACAACTAAGTCTTCTATTTAAAAACTATGGCCTTGAATCATTAGCACCATTAATTAAACAATACGTTCAAGATGGTTACTCAGCAGATACTGTAACACTTAAACTTCAAGATGCACCAGAATATCAAAGAAGATTTGCTGGTAATGAAACACGCAAGAAAGCAGGTTTACCTGTTCTTGCACCTAGAGAGTATCTTGCAACAGAAGCAGCATACAAACAAATTATGAGAACTGCTGGACTACCAGAAGGTTTTTATGATAGTTCTGATGACTTTAGTGGTTTTATTGGCGTAGACGTTTCACCTGCTGAACTTAAATCACGTGTAGATGCAGCATCATTATCTTTAGAAGGTTCAGATCCTTATTACAAAGAATCATTGCAAAGTATGTACGGTTTGTCATCTGGTGATATGTTGGCTTATACTCTTGACCCACAACGTTCATTACCATTTATTAATAAACGTGTTCAAGCAGCACAATTTGGTGCAGCAGCACGTAGACAAGGTCTAAATATTGGTACATCAACTGCTGAACAGTATGCAGATATGGGTGTAACTAGACAACAAGCAGAGCAAGGTTTTCAAGCTGTTGCACAAATCGCTCCAGTTGGTGAAAAACTTTCACAAATTTATGGTAGAGAACAAGCATACGGTCAAGAACAAGCTATTGCTGAAGCTTTTGGTGGACCTATGGGTGCTGAAGCAGCAACAAGACGTAAAAGACTTTCTGAAATGGAACAAGCCACATTTGGTGGCCAATCAGGCGTAGGTAGAGGCTCTCTATCACGTGGTATGTCAGGCCAGATTTAAAAGCCTACTGGGCGCACCGGCACCTAGAAGCGTAACAGAAGACCGGTAGTAATAGCCATCACAGATTCCCCTGTTTGTGTATGTGGATTACGACAACTTAATGAAAGGGAGTGGCTGCAATGGCCAACCAATACGAATATGAAGATGATTACGAGGAACAAGATAACGGCCCAGCCGAACTTCGTAAAGCGTTAAAGAAAGCACAAAAGGAACGTGAAGCCATTGAGGCTGAACTGAACAAACTGCGCTCTGATATGCGCTCTCGTAGCGTCAAAGATGTATTGGCCTCAAAAGGTGTACCAGATAAACTAGCAAAACTTATTCCTAGTGATGTTGACACACCTGAACAGATTGATGCTTGGTTAAACGAATACAGTGATGTGTTTGGTATTAAACAAGCTGATCCTGTTCAACCGTCTGTAGATGAAGAAACCGTAAGAGATAATCAACGTATCAACAATGTGACTTCAACAGCACAGAACCCTTCAGGTGAGCAAACGCAACACCAAAAGGTTATGGGCGCGAAGACCAAAGATGAACTTGATCAACTTCTTTTCGGTCAATCACTTGGGCGTTAAACCGCAACTACTATCAACCTTGAAAGAGGTGAACTAAATTGGCCGAAAATTATACAAGCACTAGCACCGCGTCCCTTGGAACTTCCTTGGTACAAACTGCTTATGACCGCTATGTAGAATTTGCGCTTCGTGCAATGCCACTTATCCGTGACGTTGCAGACAAGAAGCCAACCCAACAGGCAATGCCAGGTTCATCTGTCGTATTCCAATTATACACAGATCTATCAGCCGTAACCGGCACATTAACTGAAACAACTGATCCAGATTCAGTTGCCTTGGGTAATACAAGCAACGTAACCGTAACTCTTAACGAATACGGTAATGCTGCTATCGCAACACGCAAGTTAGAACTGTTCTCATTGTCTGATGTTGATCCAGCTATTGCTGACATCATCGCATTCAATATGGCTGATTCTATTGACAACTTTGCTCAAACCGTTC